CACGCGCTTCATATCTCTTGCGATGCCAATTCGGGCTCGAGCAGTCCCCGTGAAATGGGGCCAAGCCGGGGTCTTAAGGCGACAGACCTTTCCTTCCCGGTCTGCCGGATTATAAGTACCTCTACTGTGCAACGTCAACAAAAAGCGGCTTTTATACGGGCTTTTTCATGTTCCCGCATCGGCTGGCTAACAAAGTTGGCTAAAAATTCAGTATTCGAGTCTTAGGCACTCAGGAGATCAGATGACAGTACGAGTCTACACCCGCTTGAAAATCGACGGCGTTCGCCAACCGTACAAAAAGGTCAACCTCAAAAAGCTCTACCACGACGACACCCTGTTTACGTTGGGGTGGGGCGGGAAGAAGCCGCTCACGCTGCCGCCCGGCACTTCCCTGCAAGCCGCCCTGCTCGCAGCCAAGCAAAAGGAGCTGGAGCTGATGCAGGCACCGCCAGCGCAGTCCGCCGCTGCCGTGGCCGTGGCAGAAGCCCGCCTGAGCTTGGCGCAGGCCCACAGCGCGTGGAGCGACCGGCTGCCCAAGAAAATGAAAAGGGACGGCAGCCTGATCAAAGAGTCCACCATCAAAACCTACCGCAACTCCATGCGGATCTTCTTGGCAGGTTGCGAGAAGAAATTCCTCGACGAGATCGACATGACCGACCTGGAAAATTTCCGCGACGAAATGTTGGACGACGACTACGCCGACGGAGCGGTCGAGACTCGCCTCGATGCGGTCTGCATCTTCCTCCACTCCCACGACATTTTCGCGTATCCGAACCTTTCGATGAAGCACCCGCAGACGCAAGCTCGCGTCCCGCTCTCACTTCACTACTATGCGAAGGACGCTCTCGTGACCTCGTTCAGCAGCGCCGAATACGACGCGCTGTTCGCCGCTTCCACTCCCGAAGAGAAGATGCGCTGGGCCACGTTGCGCGGCGTCGGATATCGCAAGAACGAACAGGCGCACGCCGAGTTCACAGATTTCCGGGGGCGGGTGGTCTCGATTGCCGCCAAGCCGCGCTATGACTGGAAGCCCAAATCAGACGCAGGCACACGGCTTGTGACAGTTCCAGGCTGGCTCACCGACATGGTAGAGCAATGGCACCGTGAGCACCCCCACGACAAACTTCTTTTTCCGAACACAAACGGGCAGCCGGAGACCGGCTCGAAATTGCTTCACAGGCTGAAAGTCAGGGCTTTCCTCGCCGGTCTCAATTGCGGAACCTGCGAAGGGCGGCGTTATGACGGCAAGACCGTGAGCTGCCGTGAAGCGCCCGTTTGCAGCCATTGGAAATTGCACCGATTCAGGGCGTCATTCGCTACCGACCACTACAAGAGTGGGAAAGTGACGGAGCTGCAAATCATGGCGTGGCTCGGACACAGCGATTTCAAAGTCACGCAACGCTATCTCGCCCTCGCCAAAGCCACCGACCCCTCGCTCTGTGCCGCCGTGGATGCGACGTGGCATCCCGTTGACGTTGACACCCGCTTGGCGGCGGGCGCATAATTTTGGGCAGGTGGATCGTGTAGTTGCTGCGGCGGTAGCCACGACAACCACCAACGCTCGTACAGCGGCGATCCTTCCGAAAGTACTGCCAGTGGCATGTTCCCTGACAGCTTTCGAAAGGGTCGCCGCTTTTTGTTTTGGAGGATCTATGGAACCGATTGAGCCTGACGAAGAAGCCTATCGTAACGTTGAACACGATTACCCAAACGAACCCCCTGCTGAGAAATACCGGCTGGCGCAGGCTGACACGCTGATCCGGCTGAGTGGTGGGATGCGTCAGAAAGATGGCAGCTACGTGACAACCGAAATGAAAAAGAAATCGACCCTATATCGCACCGCAGTCGAGGAAGCGCAATTCCGGCTGGATCTTGTTCTGCAACTGATCGGCGCTGGTGACGATTTGCCATCGCCGCTGTACGATGCGCTGATCTCCTATCGTGAGAAGTTGCAGGATTTTTTGCACGACCCCGCGAACACGCCCAACCCGTTTGACTCGTTGTTCCACAGGCACAGGCAATGAAAAAGAAATCTGTTGCAGAAAAGTTTCGCGATGATTTAGCGGCTGCAATCAAGCGGTCCACAGCCACCGGCAGTGATCTCGTGGTCCGCAACGTCCACGGTGCGATTGAAGCCGCCAGCATAAAAATGGGCGGCGATGAGGAACCAGGACTGTTCACGTTCAAAGACGGCAGCACGCTGGATGTACCAACACTCGAATTCACGCCGGCGCGGAAGAAAGCGAAAAAGAAGATAAGGAAGACAGCCCGCTGAAGACACGAGGGCAACGGAGCGGAGCCCAGATCAAACAGGGAGCACCCTGTCGCTCTCGTGTTGAAATTTTCAGTATTGTAACACCAGCCAACGAAGGCGAAAGCAACGCGCCGGTAGAGAAGCCCCGATTCTCGGATCGGGGCTTTTAGTTTTTTGAATAAGGAGTCCGCCATGTCTGAAGCAACTGATCCTTTTGAATTGTGGATGGAAAAACGCAAAGCAAAACATGAACGGGAGGAAGCCGAAGAAGCGGCGAAGCCAAAGGTGATTCCCGACCACATCGTTCCAGCCAAGTTCAAGTTCAACCTCGGTGAATATGTCCGTGACGCCATTACTGGAAAGAAGGGTTACATCGTCGTCAGGACCGAACACGTCTCAGGTTGCCTCCAATATTGGTTGACTGCTAGAGGCGACGGCGCACAAGTCACGCAGGACCGGATCATAGACGAGTCTCGCTTGGAGCGCACATCCACGCCGCCGTTTGAAATAGCGAAGGACGAAGCGCCCGGCTGCGTGGCGATCAAACTTTAACGTGTCCTGAATTTCTTCCGGCCCTTTCGCCAACCAGGGCGGCCACCGTTCGGTGATATCTCCGGCAGGTTTAGCGGGGTGACAATCTCCCGCAAAGTTTTTATGTCTGGGCGATATTGTTTATTCTCTCTCAGGAACTTGCCGTAGTTGGTGGCCCCATTGGGCCGCACCGTCTCCAGCAAAATCGTGATCAGCGTAGAGCGGAACGTCCGCACACTGCTGACGGCGATCACATCTCCCGACAATATCCCTTCGACGCAACGCCGGGCCAAAATCGCTGGGTTCAGTTCTCCGGCCTGAATCAGTTGGCGCAAGAATGCGCTCATGCAAACTGAAACGTACCTCGACTCGGGCTCCTCTGGCCCACCTGAGTCCGGCTCTGGCCCCTCGCGCTCGATCATCTGCAGATCCTCGGCAACCAACGCGGGGTCCAGATTGTCGAGCGCGGAATTGTAATACCACACGCGCAGATCAATCGGAACGCGGTTAAGGTTCAGAAGATTCTGAATTTCGGTTTCCAACCAAACACGTTTCGTTTTCAAGGTGATCAGCACTTTCGCACGGCTGGCGAACATTTCTCCGACGATGCCGCAGAAATTCTTCAATCTCCCGGTGATTATCCGGACAAAACTTCCGGTTGCGATACCGGCGCTGCGGGATTCGAACGCTTGCTTGGAGCGCGCAATGGTCTCCTGCACATGACCGTCTTCGACGGCAATAATGTCAGAGCTGTGTCGCGTGTCGTTCGCCGTCAGTAGACCATTGACGCCGGTGACAGTCTTCAGTTTCAAAAGTGCCGGTCGGTCGAGGGAACGAAGGTAAATGAATGGGCTGAGCAATTCGAAAATGCCGAGATCCCGCCTACCCAACGGTATGAACATTTCAACGGGAGATTCGCCGAACAGAGAGGGTATACGTTCGACGACACGGGCAAGGGTTGGTTCAGGGTGGTCGGATAATTCCAGCGCGTACCAATCACGACCGGCAAGCGACGACACATCGTTAAGGTGAAGAAGCATCTTCGACCAGTTTCTTAATCATCGCCTTGGACTCCGGGGATACCAGAGAGCGGTAGTAAGCCGACTCGAATTTCTCCAGCCTTTCCAGCCGTTCTAGTATCTCGATGTACGCAAGAGCGGGATTGTCGAGATAGCGGTTGATTGCTTGTTGCTTTTGTCCTTGTGTCATTCGTCCATCTCCCGAGTTTCCTCGATTCTGCGTACAACCTTCCACGGATCAAAGAACCTGTTCAGCCTTTCAGCGAACTCTTCCCAACTAACAATGTTGGCTTTCATCGCCTTCAGCTCGTCGGCGGTGATAGTTACATTGTCGGGGCAGAAACCGAGCATGGACTTTAATACTGAGAAGTGCACTTGTCCTTTCGTAATATGCGATGCACCAATGTGTCTGGAGATGTTTAGGAGGGAAGGCGTAAACAGGAAATAAGCCAGTGCATCGGAACGCAACAGGAGGTTAGAGCAGCCATTTGGGCGCACGACGACTATTCTTTGGGTGTGGGGTGTGGACGGAGTCCACGAGAAAATACACCACAAGGTCGCTATCGCGTTGGCTGGACTGGTTCGCCGGGTGTGCTGTGAGTGTCTTGCAGGGTATCCTAATTGTTCAAACTTACTGCGCACCCTCACCACTCACAAATTGTTGCTGCGAAGCCCCGCTATTTTTCTGACCAAGGTCGTCACGTCGGGGACGTTGCCTGGATTTACGGGTGTCCAACTCGCCTCCGGTTCTACTTGATGTGGGGTCCGATGCACTCTGTTTTCTAGAGTTTTAGTTCCACAATCGCGGCGTATGACCGGCTGCCATGTCATAAGACCGATACTGACTTTCGGTCTCTAACACGGGGTTTGGAAGTAAAAAAAAAAGAGTTTTGCGGTTCTGCGTGAAAGTCAGTATGTAATAAAGTACGCAACTGGATTGGGGTATGGGGGCGGCACCCGCCGCTCCCTTCGCTAAGCACAGTCACCGTACAGCGAACCCGATTCCTCAATGTTGCTGGCAAATTTCCGTTTGCAAGCCGTGGGAAAACCTCGTTCGCAGAAAGGTCGCTCCCTTTTATGGACGATCAGAATGTCAACCAGCAAGACCCAAACCGTATGGCGGACGTGGCTTTCGAGCTGCCCGCTGACAACGGCAAGGCGACAAAACAGGCTGTCGCTTCCGCCGCCGAATTCCCCAAGCCCGTGCTCGTCCCGAAGAAAACAATGTTCGAAGGTGCCAGCCGCCGCAGTGCGGAACTGGCTAAGAAGGGTTCCACTTCCAGCAGCCGTACCGGAAAGGCGAAGCAGGTTTCGTTCGAATTCGGTAAGCCGCCGAAGAACGTCTACTGCAAGACCCACCCGGACCCTGCCTACCATGCTTTTAACCTGCCGGTGTATTACAACGAAGCCGCACGGAAGTTCTCGTATGTCCCTCCGGAGCTGTACGAATCAGGAACGCTGCCGTCGCGGTTCCACGATGCCATCAAGTTGATGGATGTTCACACGACCGGGTTGGCGGACGGCACCTTTATTTTGTGGTTCGTCTTCGTCTCCGGCAGCCCGTGGCGCAAGTCGGCAGAGAAGGTGATCCAGGCGGCTGCGCTGCAGTTCGGCATCGTCGGCTCGATTCCCGTCCGGCAAACCTACACATGGGAACCGGCGACCGATCCCATTCCGGAACCGAAGTGGGCTTCTTTGCCCGAGTTCGAAAGCCTGCTGCTCGGCGCTTTTGACTCCGTGGTGAACGTCGTCGAAGACAAAGTGGTGACCGACTTTATGTCCGGTGGCGTGACCGCAGCGGAAGACCGTGAGGGCGGCGAAGGTGAGTAGCCTGCCTGCGGAGCGGTTCCCTTACGTGTATATCCCTGACACCGAGTTCCAGGTGGTGGACGGGGAGCAGCAGAAGCCCGTGTCGCTGATCGCGCACGGTTACAACAGGGCGCGGAGGGTCGAGATGTTCTTCGACTCTCCGCAGCAGTGCCCGTTTCCGGATCTCGATAACACCCTGTTCGTCGGATACAACCTGCCCGCCGAGTACCAAACGATGCTGGCATTGGGTTGGCCGCTGCCCGTGCACTCCATCGATCTCTATACCGAGTACCTGAACGAGATCAATGGAGTATGGCGGGGTAAAGAATCCATGAAGGACATTGGCACCGGCCTGCAGGACGCAGTGCGTGAGTATGGCGGGAACCTGATGGAGTTTTGGACTACCGACAAAGAAGCCGAGCGCGACTACATTATTGCGAACGGCACGGTCCCTCCCGCAGGCGTCAGCCTCGAAGACCACCGCAAGCGCATCCTTCGTTACAACGAAGAGGACGTGGCGGCCACCGTCTGGCTGGCGAAGCGGATGTTGCCGGAGATCGACATCGAACAGGCATTGTGGCGCGGCAAATACTCACAGGCCACGGCCTTCTTCCAGCATAACGGCGTGCCCATAAACCGGGAGAGGTTCCGCATTATCGAGAGGGAAGCCCGGCACCTGAAATTGGCAATCGCCAAGAAGATCGAGGACACCCACAACTACGGCGTCTACGTGGTCGAGGGTCGCGAGGATCTGAAGAACAAACCGCACGCGGTTTTCAAGAACGACAAGTTCGCGGCGATGCTGGAATCGAAAGGCATAACGGTCGGGAAACGGGGCGCATGGAAAGTCACGCCCACGGGCCTGCCGATTCTCGAAGACGATTACTTCGATGGGATGTGCAATGCCTATCCGGAGCTGCAACCGTTGCGCCAGTGCCGCAAGTCGATCAACTCTCTCGGTCGATTCAGCACGCAACTCGGAGCTGACGGTTTCAACCGTGCGCCGATGTGGATGTTCGGCACCGTAACCGGGAGAAATAACCCCAAGGCCAAGGCGTTCCTGTTGTCCCGACCGCATTGGGTGCGCAACCTGTTGACGCCTCGGGAAGGCATGGCGCTGATCGTTTGCGATATCACCGGCGCAGAGGATTGGCTGGCAGCGGGTTTCTCCGGCGATCCAGAATTAATGAGGATCTACGCCAGTGGGCTCGATTCGTATCTCGAATTTGCGATTGCGTGCGGGGCAGTTCCACCTGGAACGTTGCGTGACAAAAAGAACCCCGAACTGGAAGCGATCCGTGCCATGCACAAGACAGCGAAGCTGGCGATTGCTTACGGCGTTTGGGCGCACACGCTGTCGCAATATCTTGGCGTCCCGGAGTGGCAGGCGTCCGCAATCATCAACGCGCACAAAGCGGCTTACGGCGTTTACTGGCAGTGGACGGAAGATCGTGCAAAGTTGGCCGAAGATCAGGGGTTTGTAATCACCGACTATGGATGGCGTCAGTCCATTGAACACATGTCCGATAACTCCATCCTGAACTTCCCTCAACAAGCCGGTTGCGCCGAGTTACTGCACATGGCTTGCAACCTATTGGTGGAGTGCGGTTGGGGTTACGCGATGTCGGCTCCACACCATGACGCTCTCTACATGCACGTGGAAATAGAACGCGCCGAGGAATGTAGACAGGCCGTGGAGGATGCTTTCATCGAAGCGGGTAACCGAATCATGGAGCTGCCTGAGTTTCCATTGAAGGTGCACAGCGAGATTGTGCGGTATCCAGAACATTACAGCGATCCGGACGGACGGGAAATCTGGGACATTGTTTCAGAGTATTTCCAGTGGGACAACTTCGAAATGAAGGAGGAAGTTGCAGATGAGCGAGTACTCGCGAACAACGGCTAAGCATGCAACGGTCTGCCCACGGTGCAAGGGCTATATCTCAGTGGGCACAACAATCGTATTGGGTGAAGGTTCGAAGAAATGGACGCATGCCGTGTGTCCAGGAGTTGACGTGCTTATTAAGCCGCGCACTGAGGAAGAGATGAACGCAAGGGTGACTGTGTTTAAGTTCAACGACAAAGGAGAACTGATCTGATGGGTGACGGGGAGATGGATCCTCTTTGCCGGTACGAGTGTTCAGCTTCAAACAAAGAATATTACATCGGTAATATTGACAACCGCATTTTCGTTGTGAACGGAATTCACGGAGCGTAAAAACAATTGGAGCAGCCATTATGAAACGGATAACAATTAGCGACGAACACACAGGCAACGAGTTCGATGACGACTTGTTGGAACTTATGCAACAACCGAACACGCCGCCTCAACCGATTAAGAAAATCAAATTAACCGCCGAGCAGGTGAAGGAACTGATCAAAAGCGGCACCGTAAGCGGTGTGTGAGTTTACCTGAGCAAGTGAACGGGAGCGTGGCTCGGCGTCCGCACCATACTTGCGGATTGTTTTTCACGCCCCGTAAGCGGTCTTGTCCGTACCGTCCATAGCAATGCGACACGCAACTCCGGCGCATGGAGCACGGGTGGGCTGTTGTTCTCTCCAATTGACAGTGCCACCTAAATTTACTCAGGAGTGGTTATGGCTAACACACAAATTCCCGCACAGTCTGAAGTGCAGCCCGTGCCGGGACAGCAAGCATTAGGTTTCCGGATCAAGTCGGTCTCCGTCTCGTTGGATCTCAGCTCGAAAGTGTACGGCACGGGTCCGGCAAGTTACGCCTCGTTAAACTCATGGGTTGACGGCGCGACCTTAGAGCAGCTTCCGGATGTGATCGACGCAGGTATGGATCTTTTCGTGGCTGCGTGGCGGATGCTGATCAGTGCGCAGTTGGCGACAAAGTTAACCAACGAACCGAGTGAAGAATATAAAGCGCTGTTGGCGAAAGTGGATAAGCGACTCAAGCGAGTTAAGGAAATGTTACGAGAACAACCTTCTTCCTAGTAAACCACAAAGCAGCCACGCAGCATGAACGCAGCATTGAGCAAGAGCAGCCATTCATTGAGAATGCCGCCGCGAGTGAGCAGCCGAATAGGGACGAACGCAGCAGGCCCGGTGAGCAACCATTGAAGCAGAGAGCATAATTCATCGTGAGTAGCCAGCATAATCGACCGCAACGTCAGCGAAGAGCATCCATGTGGGATGACCGCGCCATTCATCTTGAAAAGTCACTATGCCCGATAGCAACATGCATCCGGAGCAGCCAAAGCAACGTGAAAGTACCAGAACACTAGAGCAGCCACCCGGTCAGAAAGCGTCATTCAGCAGGAGCAGCCACGAATCCAGAACGTATTATCAAAGGAGAGCAGCCATCCAGGGCGAAAGCCGCAATCAACAAGAGCAGCCATACTGCGGGAGTGCGACAGTCATCTAGAGCAACCAATGCAGGAGAACGCAACAGTCAGTTGGAGTAACCAACTTTATACAGGAGTCAAAAGATGTCATCCACCACAACTGTGGTAGAAACCGTAGCCAATCCGTCATTCGAAGCCATTCATAAATTAACGAGGGATCTGAAAAAGGCAGCCGTCACTCTCACTCGCACCGAAGCGAGGTTTCTCGTTGACAACTACTACACCATGCAAGATAACCGTATTCGCACTGGAGGTCAGATCCGCGAAATGGAATCGATCAAGGAACCTCACGAGGTTTTGAAATGGTTCAACACGCAGGATGAACTTTTGGAGAATGAAGTCAAGAGGGCGCTGGATTCCTATTCCAACGGGTTTGTCCTCGGGCGTTGGGCTCGCTCCCTGTATGGAATTGGTCCCGTTATCGCTGCGGGACTCCTGGCGCATCTTGATATCGAAAAGGCCAAGGGGGCGGGCGCGTTCTGGCGCTTCGCTGGTCTTGATCCGACGAGCGAATGGAAAAAAGGTGAGAAGAGGCCTTGGAACGCGGCGCTGAAAGTCTTGTGCTGGAAGGCTGGCGAGAGTTTCGTCAAGACTTCCGGTCGTGAAGGTGATATTTACGGGCATTTGTTGATCGCTAAGAAGGATCTCCTCACTTCGCAGAACGAGGCGTTAATGTTCAAGAATGCTGCAGCAGAAGTTTTGGTGCGGGTCCCGAAACATGCACAGGCTTCAATCTACAAGACGGGGAAGTTGCCGCCCGGCCACATTTTCAGTCGGGCAAAGCGTTACGCTGTGAAATTATTTCTGGCACATTATTTTGAAGTTTCGTGGTGGCTGAAATACAACTGCGCGCCGCCAATGCCCTTCATCTTCACAGATCAGGCTAAGGCCCTCGGTCTCGATCACAGCCATTGGCTCCACGCTCCGAATTTTCCGATGGCGGAAAATCTGCCTGAGGGTTTACCCAAACTTCCATAGCCCCTAACGTAGATCGCGCCAATGAGAGAGAGCAGCCATGACCATAGAAAGCGCCATGAAGTACGAGCAGCCATCACGGAAGAATGCCGCATGGGACTGGAGCCGAGCCAGAGTATTAGAACGCACCAATTCGATGGAGCACCCAGATCCAGCGAGAGCGCCATAGAGAATGAGGATTCAGGTTGTTCGAATGTGCCAACGTCAATGAAAATCCAATTCTCATGAAAGCAGCACAACGTCGGAGAAATCAAAGCATTGGATTGCAGCAGGGTGCGCGAGTTAGCCATGGTGAAAGATCGCGCCGCAGTGTAAGAGCAAGCCAACTGCTCTGAAAGTCCCAATTACTTGGAGTGGTCAGCGATACAGGGGGTGGCTTCGGCTGCCCCCTTTTTTCTGTCTACCGGGCGCTTGAGTAGGTGCCCTATGCAATGTCAGCAAGTTATTAGCGTTACGCACGCCCCCGGCGAAACCGAGGCCGACGATTCCGAGGTAGTTACAACCTGTTCCGAAGAGGTCTTCGAAATCGTTGATGGAAACTCTTTGTGTGTAAAACATGCGCAGCATTCGAAGAGGACGAAGACCCATCACGAGACTTACGATCCCGGCTGGACTGAAGAGTATGAAATTGATGGCTAATCTTGTCGCCTCGAATCCTGTTTCTTCTCAAGTACCGCGATTGCCCTCCAACGCAGGGGTTCGTCCCAACTAAAAACGGACTCTCCAGCGGCCTGCTGAACTCTGCGCGCTTCGTGGTAGACATGTTGGGCTCTGCACACTTTGCCGTGAAGTTAGTTCAAGTAATTGACAACAACTCCATCGACCGTGAAGTCCATCTCTACAAACCCACGCATGTAATCATCGAAGCGCTCTGGTGCCAGCCTGATAAATTCACAATCCTCCAGAAACTTCATCCCACTGTCAAATGGATCGTTCGCGGCCACTCGGACATTCCCTTCTTAAGTCAGGAAGGCGTTGCCCTTGAGTGGATCACTGGCTATATGAAGTACGAGAACGTCAGCTTTGCTTGCAATTCTGTGAGATCGTACCGTGACATTCGAGCGCTTGTGATGTCGCAAGCTCCTTTGCTGACGCCTACAGCTCTTGATCGCAAGATTCTGTTTCTTCCCAATTACTATCCCGATCACAGACATCAGCTCCGGCGCAAACAGGTCGATGGCTACCTCGACATTGCTTGCTTTGGTGCGATACGCCCGCTCAAGAATCAACTGATCCAGGCTGTGGCCGCGACGGAATACGCCAGACGATCTAACCGCAGGCTGCGCTTTCATGTCAACGCATCGCGCACTGAACAACGTGGCGATAATGTTCTGAAGAATCTGCGCGCTCTGTTCGCATCAACCGGCAATGAGTTAGTCGAACATCCTTGGATGCCTCATCGCGAGTTCCTTCACATTTTGTCCGGCATGGATTGTGCCCTTCAGGTTTCGTTCACTGAGACTTTTAATATCGTGGCGGCAGATGCGATCAGCGTAGGCTTGCCCATCGTTGCAAGCGATCAGGTGAGCTGGCTTAGCCCGCTCTCAATGGCTCAGCCGACCGATTCGAACGACATCGTGGATAAACTCGTGTTGGTGAACCGTCCGTTCTGTCGTGGAATAATCAACGGCGCGAACCTTCGCGGATTAAAGCAGTACTGCGACAACAGTAGAACGGCGTGGCTGGACTACTTCAACGTGGGACGTTCAACAGTCTCATCTGTACAAGGATCATGAACATCGATATACGTCGATATTGACTCCCGAGCGCAGTACTGACGGCGATTGTCACAGCCAATTAACGGCGCGCCCCGACTTCCCACTTCTTAGCCAGATAGTTAGCCAGCGCTGCAACTCCATTGGTGTCAACAGTGATTTGAAGGGCTGCTTCTATTGTTCTCAATCGCTCCACTTCGTAAGTAGCTGACACCAATTGGCGTTAGCGTGTAAGTCTCCCACCTCAGCCAAATCAAGCAGTTATTGCCCCCACTTGTAGGGGAGTGCCTTTGGGTTTCGGAATTTCTCGACCCCATACCACCGCTTTTCGATTTTCGTTTGGCGCGGGGGCAGGCGTATCTAAGCCAGCCATTTTTGAGGTTTCTCACTCAGGAGGGTAATCCAATTCCTATTTACGAGTTTCAATGCAAGCTCGACCACGTTTTTGAAAACATCGTCCCCTTCAATACCAAACGCCAGAAATGCCCAGCCTGCGGCAAGACCGCCGTCCGCACTGACACGCCGCAGCTCGTAGCCCGGAGGGACCCCAATCTTGGCATACAGCAATAGAAATTGGCGCGTGCAGCGGGAAGGTCGCCGACCAACTAAAGAGGCCGAAGGCGTCCCCTTCCTAAAACGGAAACGTATAGACGGCACTGTTGCACGCGGGTCCACCACCTTGAGTCTGGCGAAAAGCATCGCCGCGCGCTACGGAGAAACGATTTGAACGAGCCAAAGAATCTCGATGTCTTAGTCAATTTCAAGGGAGAGATGCGCCACTCAGAGGCCATAGCCCGCCATCGCTGGCACGGACGGGGCTGCCTTTGTGGAACTTGGCACGACGCCAAGATCGTTGCCCCGGTTCCCGGAGTAAAGAATTGCGAGGGAAAACCTGGATGCTGGTGCGGAGAGTGGCACGAGCTGGGTGAAAGTGGCAACAAGCTCGGCAGGATCGCGGCCATCAAGCCATTCGCGAAATGTCTTGAGGACGCTCTGAGGTCCGTCGTCACCGACACTGATGGCATCCGCAAAACCCGCCTCCAGAAAATTGTCGAGAATCTTTTATGCATCGCCGAGAACAAAGATCCCAAGCGCCAGGATTCCGCGATACGAGCGATTCTGCTGTTGGCAGATCGGGTAGACGGTCGAGCTGTCCCTTCCGCTGAAGCTCTCGAAGCGACCGGCGTGAGGGTGGTGACAGTCAATCACAATGTCCTGACGCCGCCGCGTCCTGAGCCAATCAAGGTTCTGGAGCCAGTTTTCAAAGACCAACCCATTCTTGAGGGCGACGTGTAAATGGCGAACGCCCCTTCCCGCACGGTCAGTCTGGACAATGCTTACGAACCGTATCCGCATCAACTGGAGCTGCACCAGTCCACTTGCCAGAATTTAGGCGCTATCGGCGGCAACGGTTCGGGTAAGTCAGCCTTCCTGCTTTGGCACGCGATCCTGAATTACGCCCTCCGGTACGAGGGTTGTGATTCCCTTCTCCTGCGCCGCAACTTCCGCGAACTCGACAAAGGTTTGATCTCCGATTTGAAGAACATCGGCCTGACTTATAACCCCGATGGTCAGTTGTGGAATTGGAACGACACGAAACACATCGCCACGTTTTACAACGGCTCCAAGATTTATTTCGGCCACATGGAAAATGGCGTCGAGAGAGATTTGCACCAATACCTTTCGAGTAGTTTCTGCCTGATCGGTGTAGACGAGGCCGGGCAAATCTCTTACGGTGGCGCGGACTTCCTCAAGTCCAGAAACCGAGTCAACCCTGGTTGCAAGCCGGATGCCGAGGGTAACTTCCCTCTGCCGCAGTTTGCCATCGCCACCAACCCGCTCGGTCCAGGTTGGGGTTGGATTCGAAAGCTCTACCTTGATAAAGAACCTTTCGAGAAAACAGACGCAACAATCAAAGACGACAACGGCTATTGGTGGGTGCAAGAGGCTGGTAATTGGATTTGCGTTTACAACCCGACCGAGTACAAGAGCACTCACAGCACAATTTTAGACAACCCGAACTTAATGAGTCGGGACCCAGGTTACATCGCCCGTCTCCAAAAGCTGTCTCCCGCCCTGCGTGCCAAGGCTCTGTATGGCGATATCAACGCGGTTTCTGGTCAATACTATTCGAATTTCGAACCAGCGTTCCATGTCATCAACCTGCGCCGCGATCCGGAAGCGATCAAGTGGCAAGACTTTCAGCCACGGTGGATCGGCTGGGATTTCGGCATCGGGCACTATTCCGCTGTCTACTTCATGACCCGAGCCCTCGTCCGGAAGCTGGATGACAGCTACAAACCGTGCGTTGTGGTCTACCGGGAAATCGTCTGCAACGAGACTTCCAGCCGGGATCTTTGCAAGCGCATCGCCGCTTCCATGAGACCTAACGGTGGGGTCGCTGCTTTGGAGCGGGGCGACAAAACCGAAGAGAAGATCCAGCATATCTTCTTCTCCCATGAAAAGTTTAGCCGCACAGGGACGGATACTGAGCACCGTCCGGCAGACGATGTTACTCGGGAGCTAAGGCATTGGGGTTTACCTCCAGTTAGTCGAGCGAGCAACGACCGTGTTGCGGGCGCGGTCCTCATCTACAACATGCTCGAACAGGGCGACTTGGTGTTTCTGGATTCCTGTACGGAAATCATCGCCGCCCTTCCCGCACTACAGCGCAACGTTGCCAATCTTGAGGATGTTCAGAAGACCGAGAGTAGGGCGGACGATTGCTTCGATGCTCTTAAGTATGGGCTGCTTTCAATGCTTCATCCTCGCAAAGCCAGCGAGCTGAGCGTTATGCAAACCCAAGCCGCCAAGATCGAAGACCACACGGCGAAGTTTTTCTTTTACGCAAAAATGCAGAAGCAACTCGCTGCCAAGAACGACACCGTGAAACCCAAACGTATTCCGATTTGGCAAGCAAAACTGGAGAACCGATGAACATTAGTTTGGTTAAAGGGGTGACACCACGTCACAAAGTTTTTCAACAGGTGTGTACCTATACGGACACCTTGGGTCCGTTGCTATCTCACCTGAAAGTGGCGAACACATCGGAGAGCGAAAAACACGTTCTTCGTAACTGCCTCAAGCAAGTTAACTTTGCCGCTTTCCAGCGTTATCGAGCCGAACTGGAACAACACGATCCGGGCAAGGAAGGCACTCGTGAAAAGAAGGAACGGTACAACGATAGCGTGAGCGCCCTGCGTACTGCTTATAACCGTTTTCGATTGAGGATCGGCACATGGGGTGCCGAATGACATTCGCACAATGGATCAGAAACTTTATCGACACGGTACTGCGCAGCAGTTACGTGTGCCATCTGGAGGCTGAGATTTTAGTCCTCCGTAACGAGCGGGATTGCCTGCAAGGTAAGTGCGACCGATTCGAGGCAATCATAATGCCGCTGTCCAGCGTTGCTGGTGCAGCGTACACCCGGAGCCTTCAGCCCAAAAAGGCCGAACTACCCAGCACTTTAGCAGCGGCTCCCCGCAAACGCAGTTGGTCCGAAGTTCAGGACGAGTGGGAACGGGCGCAAGAAGCTGCCGAAGACGCGGAATTGGCGCAGAGGGAAAACTGATGGCATTCGCAGCGAGAGATGGCAAGCAATTTGGCAATAGGCAACGGGCAGCGCGCTACGACGATGAGCATTCCGGCGCAACGCAAGAAGGTTCAGACGCTTCTCCCGACGACGCAGTGGCGCAGCACGGCCCTGCCAACAACATACAAATCACCAAAGGGAATGGTTCGCACCATGTCGTCGCCAAGCACCCTGACGGGCACACCAGCCGGAGTTCGCATGCCACCGCAGGGGAAGCCATTGATGCGGCCCGCATGGTGAGCGGTGCAGACGATGCCGACGCCGATGGGTCCACCGATCCTTCTGAACAGGAAGCGCCTCCCGCTCCCGCGATGTCCGGTTCGAAAACTTCCACCCGCATTCCTGGAGTCTAGTGGAACAGCTTTTAGAGCAGGACCCGCAAACCGATCAAGAATCGCCGCAGGAGCAGACATTTGCCCCCGGTGAACTCGCCGCCTTTGACTACTCGGTCAATGACGCGGCGGACTTGTCGGAGGATGCGGAACATGCTCTTGAAGCCATCGTCCGGGATTGTGCCAAGCGGGACTCTGCTGCCCGGCGTATTGAAGTTGAGCAAGCGTGGCAAGCGAGATTGTTCAAGCGCGGTTATCAGCATCTTCTGCACAAGCGCGGTGGAGGTTGGACATTACCCTCACTCGAAGGCTACAAAGACGCCGAGTGGATGCAGAACCTTGAGTTGAACATTTACGGCGCTCACTGTGAAATTCTAGCCTCCGCACTCACTCGTGATGTACCGCAGTGCCGCTTCGAACCTTTCAACCCTGACTACTCTCCGGATGTAAGTGCTGCTGACAAGGCTAATGCCTTCAAGGATATTTTCGCCCGCAACAACGATCTGAAAGCGATCCAAACCCAAGCGGCCAGTTTGATGACGACTGATGGCCGGGTTGCGTTTTACACCCGCTACGTCGTGGATGGTCAGCGTTTTGGATTCGATGAAGCGGAAGCCGAAACGCCGCCAACTTCGCAGTTTGAAGAAATTACTCAAGACATGCAGGAAGCGCCTTCCGATGAAGAAGGTGCGCAACAGCAGGAGGTGATCCCTTCTACACCGACACGTAAGCCGCGTGGCCGGGAAGTGCTTTCTGTTTACGGCAAGCTTGAATGTAAAGTTCCGATTTCCTGCGACGACCTATCGGAAATGATGTACGTGATTCTCAGCCGCGAAGTTGACGTTGCGGTTGCGAAAGCGATGTTTCCCGAGATCAAGGACAAGATTAAAGTGGGGTCAGCCGGGATCGGAGAGTTGCAACTCGACCGGCTTGCCCGCGTCAATTCCCGTCTCGCAATCCAATCGAATTTTGTAAGCGGCAGCACGGTCCAGAAAGACGTGACGCTCACCCACGTCTGGCTTCGCCCTTCTGCGTTCATGGACTGTGAGTGCACCGACGAAGTTCGTCAGGAGTTGTTCACTGCGTTCCCCGAAGGCTGCCTTTCTATTTGGGCTGGGAAGCAACTCTGCCTCGCCCGTGCTGAATGCGTCGATGACCACATTTACATTTTGCAGGCGCTCCCCGGAACCGGACAGAACCGCGAAGCTCTCTGCTCGAAACTGATTTCCGTCCAGATCCGTTTGAACGATTGGATCGAGTTGATGGGGGATTTTTTCGTTAAGACTGTACCGCAGAAATGGTTTGATGCGGATACCTTCGACGTAGCAGCGCTGAAGAACCAAGGGAACATTCCTGGTGGATCGCACGGTTTCCAGCGTCAGCCTGGAATTCCGGTTAACGAAATACTTTTTATTGAACCTTCACCGACGCATCAACCGTCAATGCCCACGTTCATCGGGTTGTTCTTCAATGAGTACCCACAATTTTTATCCGGCGCATTGCCAAGTCTGTTCGGTGCAGAAAGCAACATCGAAACCGTGGGCGGAATGGCGATCCAGCGCGATCAAGCTTTGGGTCGCCTGTCTACTCCGTGGGCCGCATTGCAAGCCGCTACCGCTGCTTACTACAAGCAAGGCGTGATGTGCGCTGCCGCCTGCCGTGAGAAGCGCGGCCAGACGCAGATCAGCGAAGCGGTTCCTGGAAAAGGAATAGTCACCCTCAACGTTGCCGATCTGAAAGGCAATATTTATTGCTTCCCCGAAGCCGGTAACAATTTTCCCGAGAGTTGGATTCAGCGTAGCAGCCGCATGCAGATGTTACTGACTGAGGCGGGGCAGAACCCGATGACCATGAAGTTGCTCGGGTACTCCAAGAATTTGCGAGAAGTGAAGGACGCGATTGGATTGCAGTCGCTCGAAATTCCCGAAGCCGCTTCGTATGAGAAGCAGCGCGCCGAGTTTGAATATCTGTTGAAGGGTGGCCCGGCTCCGAATCCAGCGTTGGTGCAGGCCCAGCAGGAGATGGAGCAGCACATGCACGACGCCGTTGCTGCCGGAGAAGGCCAGCAATTCGCGCAAGCCGCGCCGCAAGCGCTGCAAGCCATGCAGCAGCTTCCGCAGGAAGTCAGCACGGTTCCCATTGATGCAGAGTGCGACAACCACACGGTCGAGGCCGAAGCCTGCCTTGAATGGCTGAACAGTATCGAAGGCCAGAAGCATAAGTACGGCAGCATGGAAGAAGTTGCCAGTTTCCAGAACGTGCGTCTGCATTTCTTGGAGCACACCGCTGCCGCCAAGAAGATCAAGGAAGCGAACACGCCGAAGCCGGAGAGCAAGCCCGCGATCTCGATCAACATGAAAGACCTTCCTGCGAAGGAAGCCGCCGAAGCTGCGCAGAACGCCGGGCTGGACGCCAGCGAACAGGATTTCTCCGTTAAGCAGGCTGCCGATGTCGAGGCCGACATTGTGAAGAAGACCGCCACGCAGAAGCCGCAGGCTCCGAAATCTAACTTTCCGATTCAGTAATAGCGGGGCGATCAGGAACGCCGCGATCTCAGGAGTTTTATGCCAGACGAAGCCGTAATGGACGCAGGACTTGGTTTAGATTCATCTTCCGTTGACACCGCAGTTGAAACCCCTTCCGAAGCTGTTGAATCCATCGATGCGGGCGTGGAACTCACTCCTGTCGATCCTCACGCCGCTGAGACTGACGCCGATGCCGAAGATCCTGGTGCGCCTCCTCAAGAAAAAGCCATCAAGGAAGCCCTCCGTGTTCTGAAAGAGAGCAATCCTGCCGCTGCGAAAGCGTTGAACGAGGCATTTTTCCAGCGCAAAGAATTTCTGCGCGATTTCCCCGAAGGTTTAGCCAGCGTGCGTCAACTCAAAACAGTTTTCGACGCCGTTGGAGGCGCGGATGGGTTTGCAAACCTGCAACAACGTTCCGTCACACTGGATGCGATTGATAACGACATTGCGGAAGGTAATCCGAAAGTCCTTGATGAAATAATCAAGGACGCACCGGACGGGTTTAAGAAATTGGTTCCGGAAATCGTCTCCCGCCTCGAATCCCTTGACCCAAAAGCCTACGGTGACGCCCTGAGACCTCATTTCGTGAGGACTTTGGAGTCGGCGGGGTTTGACGGCGTGATCAGCGACATAGACGCCGCGTTAAAAGCCGGGGATGGACCGGCGATCTCGAAAGTTATCAACAACCTTTACAAGTGGTACACCGGGTTGAAGCAACAGGTTCAGAAAAATAGCAGCGTCGATCCTGACCGCCAGAAACTCGATTTTGACCGCGCCAAGTTCAGCGAAGAGCGTGAAAGTACCTACCGCCAAGATATCGGTCGGCAAGCGAATACGTTCATGTCGTCAGAAGTGGTGAAAGCGGTCGCGCCTTTGCTCAAAGGCAAGGCTCTGGGAGCCGAAGCGAAGTCCGATCTGGATTCCGGCATCAGTGCAGAGGTTAACAAGCGCCTGACCGCCGACACGAATTACCAAACACAAGTCAAAGCGTTTTTGAAGTCGAAAAACCGCGACACGGGAAAGATCGTGGCGTACATCAACGCGAAGTTGGCGGATATTGTCCCAAAGGCTGCGCAAGCGGTGTGGACGCGGCGTTATGGGGCGGTGCCTGCTAAGGCTGTATCGACCGCTGCCGCTGTGCCGGGCAAAACGACTCCGACCGCTGGCAAGATCGGCGGAAACTCCGTGCCTACGATGTTGGCGAAAGCGCCCTCAACTTCTGAGCTGGATTTGACCCGTGACCCCCGGATGCTGATGTTCATGACCGGCAAAGGGTACCTGAAATCGACCGGCAAGTACGTGACGTGGAAAAAATAGAACTTTCATCTCCTCCTAATAGACGCAAGAAGATGTCGAGGACGTGACCTCGTTAAACCTCCGATCCCATCAAATTGCCTCTACGTTTTCTCAGGAACATAGCAGGATCGCTACAGGAATAGCCATCGCTGACTTTGATGTAGAGGTTTGTTCACAATGGCTAATCCCCTTCAAGAAAGTGCAGTGCAGTCGATTGAACTTGACGCATTTGCCAAAGATATTCCCGATCTTATCGCCCACAACGACTCGTTGTATTCCACGATGCAGTCGCAGGCGACCAAAGTTCCAGTTTCCAACATTACATCTGCGGGCGGCGTAACTCGTCCGTCATTCCGCGTGCCCTTGCGTGTTCAGGGTCCGTTGGGCATTCGCCAGGGTACCGGCGACGGAGATTCTATCGGTCGTGGCACTGGCAGCAAGTGGGACGCCTTCGCGGTCTCGCCTGTCATGGTTTTCTCTTGCCACGAACTGACTTTCCTTTCCCAAGCTGCAACTGAAGGCCGCAAGCGTGGCCTGTTCGATGTCAGCGCACAAGAACTGAAGAATTCGCTGGATGCGACGATCAACGGGCTGGAAGGCTTGATGAACGGCGACGGTTCCGGCGCAATTCAACAGATTCCCGCGACGGCCACTGTTTCCAGCGGTTCTGGAGCCGGTGATCAGACCTCATTTATTTCCGGTTTAAATTCGGCGGCTGGTTTCACCGACCAACAGGTGATTAGTTTCTTCCCATCTGTGGGTGGAGCTACCAGAGGCACGGCAACCATTTCGTATGTTGACGTGACTACGCAGACCCTTTATTTCAGCACTGTTCTGCCCTCTGTGGGCGGCGCATCTGCGACTGGTGACTTCCTGATGGTTCAGGGTTCGTCCGGCGCAGCTAACAACTCGATCCTCGGATTGAAAGCTTGGCAAGTCAATTCCAACACGGGATTCTTGGCCGGTGTGAACCGCGCTCTGCACCCTGGTCGGATTTCGACTCCAGTAATCGATCTCGCTGGCGGCGCACTGACGGTCGGTGTCGGTACTCGTGCGGCGATCCTCATGGGTCGTGCGTTGGGTCCGGATGCTGAATCGATCAAGAGTGCGATCTGGTATGGCGCAACTGACCATGCCTTGACTATTTCCAACATTTACACAAATGTCTTGATCGCCAATGCCTCACAGGTGACTGGCGACAAGCCGCTGGATCTTGGGAAGAAGATGTTCTCTCCCACCTTCTGCGGGCGTGAATTTAAGTACTCGTACTCAGCCGATAGTACCCGTGTGGACTTGATTTCGCCGTCCACTTGGTACATTCCTTCGCTCGTTGATCTGGAGCTGTATGACTTCGGTGGCGGGCAGACTGTGGTCAGCGTACCTGATCCGGCTGGAAACGGATACCTGTCGTCCTACTTGATGGCTTACGTCACGGGATTCAACCTAGTGAATAGCAATCCTCGTAGTGGCGCTTATCTGAAAAACGTACTCGCACCAACGATCTAAAAAGGTTGTTGTTTGCCATAGTCCTGCGGGGGTCTGATTTCCCGTCTACCCCCGCAGGTTGTTTTCACTCAGGAGATTGTATGAGCACTGTAATTGACCGTCGCTCCAAGTACGACGGCACGCCTCGTCAGAAATCCAAAACAACTTATGTCCCTCTCAACGACCGTGTACTTTTGCGCCGTGTCGAGGACAAGACGGAATCCCTCGTCCAGATTGCCGATACCTACCAGCAGCCCAGCAACAAGGGCGAAGTGGTGGCGGTCGGGGACGGTATGTTGCTGGGTAACCACCTTGTTCCGATCCCACTGAAGCCCGGCGATGTGTGCTTGTTCGGAAATTTCAATGCTGAGGAAATCACGCTGGACGGCGAGGATTTCATTTTGGTTTCGGCTTGGGATGTCCGTTTGAAAGTGGTGAAGTGATGTGGCAACTGAAACAGGAGCGAATCAAGTGTCCCGAGCATTATCAGCACCGGCTCACCTGTGCTGGCGGCGTGAACCGCTACGGCAAGCCGAATTTCATCATTGCGTTCTCGCAAGCCTGGACGGAGCGCCGCGCAGGAATCGACGGGAAGTACGAAGACTATTTGCCGGATTTCAACGACCCCTGCTGGATTTTGAAGCAGTGGGAAGAAGAGCCCACGTCCCCGGCATCGTGGTACTTCGGGATGTCTGACGAGGCGACAGGGCTTTCCCTCGCTGGTGAATATCCTTATCGAGGACGCTACACGACGCTGTTCGCATTCCGCACGAAGGAACTGGTGAACGGGCGGCTGGTCGTGGAATCGATGCCTTTGAATTCGCTTCTGCTCTCGGTGGCGATTCCGATCATTCTCCGCGCCCATAAAGACACGGCTCTGGAAAAGCGCCGGGTTTTGGCGGAAGCGAAAGCGCAAGACGAGAAAGATCGTCTGCTCAAGATCGAGGCTCGGCTGCACGACGCGCATCCGGTTTTCACCGGCGCAGTTTCGTATCGGGGTCAGGTCAACAAGTCGTCCGTGGTGCAGCAACGCATGGACAAGATTTCCCGCACGTGGGATCAAACGATGCTGGATGCAAGAAAGATCAGTCGAGGACTCTCGACCAGGAGTTTATGAGTTATGTCTGAAGCCCGTATTGAAGGTGAATTGCCCGCAGTTAGCAAGTCGATGACCGCAGCCGAACACGGCAAGTTTGTCGATACCACGCTCGATCCCAACATGTTTCGCAAGCCGGATTATTACATTTACATCTACTCGGTAGCCGACAGCGACCTGACCCGCGAACTTCCACCGCAGCTCTCGCGAGTTTCGATCCCCGGTCGGGGAAAGGAACGCTATCGGCTGGCTACGCAGATCGCGCACCCTTTCAACCAGCCCGACACAGATGCCAACGGCAAGCGAATCTGCTACTACCTCGACGGTCGCCGCGTTGCGATGGATATATGTAACCCGGAAAACATCTCTCTCAATCAGGACATCACGCTCGATCCTAAGAGCGTCCTTTCTGAGGGCAACAACTACTCCCGCAAGGGTGTGTTTTGGTCGATGCACAATCCGCCGCTGGAAGAGGAAATTAAGGCGGCTGAGGGGCGCAAGGAGAACTACTACCGAACTCGTTTACAGAGGCTCCGCGCCTTGGAAGTCAGCGACCCGAGGGCTCTGAACGAGGCTTTGGGCAAAGACGACCATCTGGCTGCCGAGTACTTCGGGGAAGAGTTCACTTGGCACAGGGTAGCCCAGCGCAAAGCTGAGTGCCCGAATTGCATGGCTGACATCAAGCAGGGAGCGGCGTTTCACTTCCTACCCAACAATCGAATTTGTGTGATCGATTGGGAGAAAGCGATCTCGTCCGGTGCAGTAGACGCGAAGGACAGACCAGCAGCAGTGGTAAAGAAGTCGGTTGCCAGAGTTTAACGATCTTCACGCGGGCGTAGGGCAGCCACGGCGGTGCTTTCCTGAGTCACTTGCCCCTGTTCTATGCCTTCGTGATGTAAAGGACAACTTATGGCTGTTATCGACGCACTTGGCTATCCACTTGTAAGTGACGTAATGATTTTGGCACGTGCTCATGTAAATGACACGCAGCCCGGCCTCACGGACAGTCCTGGTGAAGGTCAAATTCTCACGAATGATCCGTTGATCTCCCCGTTTACACTACCCTTTCTGAACTCTGCCATCCGCACGCTGCACAGGGATTTGGAACTCAGCGGCAGCCCTTCAATCATTCGAGACAATGTAATTGTGACCGGACTTACTCCGGTGAACGGTCCTATCGGGCTCGGATTGCAAGATCCCGATATTCAAACGAGCCTATCTTATGTTGGATACGATGATGGTACTACTGTCAACACTCTTATTGTTCTTCCTGCTGATGTCCTTTCGGTCGAAGCCGTAAGCGAGCGCATGTCCGGCACCACGGATTTGTTTATGCCGATGCGCGAAGTGCAGGCCGGAATTTCCTCCAGGTTGCAATCGAATACATTCGGGGTTTGGGAAACACGCGGAGATGCGCTCTACTTCCCCGGCGCTCTGACTACTCGTGACATCCGACTGCGCTACTACGCCAGCCTCCCGCTGGTCGATCCCAATTCCGATTTCACTCAAACCTCCGTCACGATTTTGGACAGCACCGACGCATTGGCCTACATGATCGCCGCCCGTTACTCGGCGGCCCGTGGCGGATTGGGTGCCGGTACGTTGGAACAGAAAGCCGCCACCGAAATCATGAAGATCAAGGCGCGTGAAATCCGGCGTGCGCAGTCTGTGACGTATCACCGCCATCCATTTGGAAGGGTTTAATGCCACTTTTCCGGCGAGATTTCGTTCTGCAAGATCGGCAAGGACTCGCGCTCGGCGGCGCAGTTGTGTACGTCTGCACGTCGGGCGCAGTGTTCGGGATGTTCCCGACCGTTCTTCCGGCTCCGCTGGCGACAATCTACCAGGATCTTGCCGGTACGATTCCGCTTGAGTCCATCACTCTCGACGGGCAGGGAAATGGTTTCTATTACGCGCCCATCGGCTCCTACGTCGAGGTTTACACCTACCACAACAAGGTCGTAAAAGTTTTGCCGGACCAGAATATCGGCAGCGTCACGCCCGGCGTGGTGGAAGTCGATCTGACAATGACGGCTGGCATGACGATCCCTGCAGGGCAAGTGTGCAGCGTGCACACCGATGGCAAAGCCTACGTCGCAAGTGCCGACAATCCTCTCGATCAAAACCACGTCATAGGAATCGCCATCAGCAGTGGCGTGAACGGGTTTCTCGTCAACGTCCGCACGAGCAGCGAAGTGGATAACATCGGGTGGACTCTCACGCCCGGAGCGCAGTATTTCCTCGGACTCAATGGCGCGCTGAGCACCAACCCTTCGTTGGGTTTGTTCACGCAGCCGATGGGCACGGGGATTCTGCCCACTCAGCTCCTCCTCAACATTCAGCAAATCGGAGCGCAGGGTTTAACTGGTGCGACCGGGGCAGCCGGATCAACCGGGCCTATCGGACCAGCCGGGTCAACCGGGCCTACCGGGGCAACTGGCGCGACAGGAGCAGTCGGGACAACCGGGACAACCGGGCCTACCGGAGCCACCGGATCAACTGGCGCGACCGGGGCAGGCGGGGCAGCCGGGATAGCCGGAGCAGCCGGGCCAACCGGCCCTACCGGAGCCACCGGCGCGGCGGGTCAAGGATTCGCGTGGCGTGGTACCTGGAACAGCAGCACAGCATATGTCGCCTACGACGTTGTCTATGACACGGTAGCTGGCGTCTCGTATGTTTGCATCCTGGGCAACATGAACCATGAAGCACCGAACGCGACCTACTGGGAGCAGGTTGTCGCTACAGGAGGAGGTGGCGGCGGGGGCGTGTCTGCTGGTTCAAATCTGATACCTGCCTCACCACGCTCAAGCACCAATTTTGGATATGCTGGATACTCCATGATAATGCGCATCCGGCAAGGTCTGTTGCAGTGTTTCCCCCCAAGCTGGCAATTTTCGCTTTCTCTGGCAGCGAGTGCCAGCTATGTTGTTACAAAGGGAGTAGTTTACCGCACCAACATTGACAGCAACGTAGTAATCGATTCTACGACGGTCACTTGGAGTAGTTCTGGCACACCGACTCTGGTAACTGGAGAAACGTTTTGTGACCCAATCAGTCTACCGATTGATACCAGCCATGACTACTGGGTCGTGGTTTGTTTCAACACGACGACTGGAAATCTCAACACGGGTAGCAGCACGTGGGTCAGTGCTTTCTTCAACGGCGACTGTGGTTATACCCACAGCGACCAAACGGGATTGAGCACGGGGGGCACCATTCCCACTGTATCCGTAGAATCAGAGTTCTATCGTGTCATCTCAACGTAAGGGCATCGGGAATGTTCTAAACCTTGAATGTTCTAAACCTTGACTTCTCTCCTCCTCAGTAGAGGCTGACAGCCCCAACTGTCGTTTGCTCCGAGGAGGAGAATTATGAGTCAAGCTTTTGCGACCACTGTTGTAAATGCCTACCCATCCGGCGTCGATAACACCCAACGTCACGCCATTCTGTTCGGGACTATTTCAATTTCTGCGAGTCCCGCGACCTATGTAACTGGTGGCCTGCCGCTCGCTTTTGCCAGCACGGACACGGACAGTAGCGGTGCGCCGGTGTGGGTGGAAATGCTGAGCGCCACTGGCGCGAACAACGCCTACAAGTATCAAGCTCCCACGCTCTCGCCGCCTGTCGGTGCCATGCTCCGCATTTACGTTGCGGGAACTGAGCTTGCCAACGGCGCGGCCGTTCCTGCGGGAGTGAGCGGCGACGTTATCGCTTTCCGTGCGGAATTTAATCGCGGTATCTAAGACCTAAAAAGCCTCCTGCGGTACTGATTGTAGGCGCGGGGAGAGAGAGCACTATCCATGAATAATCCCGCAGATCGTGCAGATGTAAGTTTAACCACCATGAACGGGCTGCTCGCTGAAGTCAGCCCGTCAGATGTTCCTTCCGGCAGCAGCCCCCTCACTTGGGACACAGATTTCCTGATTGGCAGCGTGAAGACTCGCGACGGCTTCCAGCCAGTGCTGGCCGCCCCCGGTGCCAACAATTTCAACGCCGTCACCACCTTCTCGCCGACCAATGGTCACGATGTCACTTTTGCACTCGACTCGACCGGCGACATTTTTATAGAGGATGTCGTTAACAGCGAAGGTAGGCTCCATCTCTTCTACAACGGCGTGGCAGCCGGAAGTTACATGAAGGGCGTCACGCAATTCGAGCGCGAGTGGTTGTGCTTCTCCAATCTGGAAACCGGTACGGATGTCCCTCGCCAGTACGCCCAGGCTTTCGGCACAGACGCGATCCGCCCGCTGACCTCCGATGGCTCCGGCGCGAATTCCGGGAGCGGCACCTATGCCATGACGCTGATCGAGAACGTCACTGGCAGCAGCGGCTTTGTCACTCTTCCCGTAAACACTAGCATTGCAGCATTCTTGGCCGGTTCTAATTTCACCACGCCGGGCACAGGATGCGGCCTGAACTTCTCGATTTTCGGCTCGCTGGAAATCACCGCCGCGTCCATTTTAGTTACGCTCGCGGGATCGACGGCGGTGGTCAACACCGTTCCTCTCACTTTCGCTGGGCAAACGACATTCACTCCCATCCCTTCGCAAGCGTTTGTCAGCGCAGATCCGGTAGTCGGGCTGGCGTTCAACAGCGCCCATGACTACTATTTCGTGGTCTACGTCAACAACCCGGCCTTGCTGGGCACGGCGAAGGGCTTCTACCCCACGACCTCAGCTACAGCGGCTTCTGCGCCCATTGCCGGGAACCAGACGGCCTCCTCGAACGTGAGTTGGTTTGTTCCATCAGGGTTTTGCAGTTGCTTCAATTACGTGATTCTCGCCCTTACGGGAAGCGGCCCATTTGAATTCTGCGCGGAACTCACGCCCACCACCAGCAGCGATTTCGCAATGATCGTCACCAGCGATGCTGCTGTAACCCCGCCTCCGGGCTGGACGGAACCGGCAGGGGGTGTGTACACGAAACTGCTGACTTCTACGGCGACCATCGCCCCTACCTTCACGACACTCTCCACTGCGACCGTGAATTGGGCGAACGCTCTCGCGCTCATGACGACAAGCGCCGTTCCTGCACAACGGCAATCGCTGTTTATCACTGGCGGGATCGGAGCGGAGTCCGGCACATTCGGCCTGGCCGTCACTGCAGGCAACACCATCATTGTTGTGTGGAGCTTTTCCAACGCGCCTGCAACAGCCCCCACCGTCTTCGACAACATGGGCAACGTTTACCAATCCATCGGAGTGACAACCACCCCCAACCCTACCCGAAGTGCCGCCTACATCTTCGTCGCGTTCCGCTGCAAAGGTGGAATGACGACCGTCACGGTGACGGGCGGCGTAGCTGGTTCGGCTGCATACGAGTACAGCGGGCTGGCAGGCTCGACGAATTACTTTCAGTCCGGATTCTTCGACCGCGTATCGCAAGTCGGTCCCGGAGTTCCGCCTTCGCTCAGCATCAGCGCCAACAATTATGCGATTGCAGCTTCGGCCACCGGACTGACGCAGCGCCCTCAAGATGAATACATCACCGGGACCTCCGGAGTTCCGGGCCAGTTCCAAGCGGTCACGTGGGCGAACATCGCGCCCAATGGCCGGAGTCCGGGAAATGCGCTGACGATTTTTTATAACCAGAATACCGCTGACCCCAACATCATCATTGGTTCCGTCGTTGAGCTGAGCGGGATGCAGAATATCAGCGGGCAAAATCCGAACGGTACTTATGTAATTAACCAGACAGGTTTCGACTTCCCGAGCGGCGATGCGGGTGCTAAGCGCTATTGGTTTTCGGTTTCCACCGAGCAAACGGTCTTCGGGCAGACGGGCGGGCCGAACGACGAAAACGGCCACTATCAATTAACAATCGCCAACGTCATCGCCACCACACCAGTCCCGAATATCGACGTGGGCGGCCAGCTTGCAATCACTGGAGCCGGAGTTCCTGCTTGGGACGGCACTTGGACGGTCAGCGCCACGCTGAACTCCGGACAATACACCATCACCCAAACCTCGATGACGACCACGGTCGCTTCCTACACCTTCACAATCGTGACTGGAGTTGCGCCGACCGTCGGCGAATTGATCACCATCACAGGTTGCGTCAACAGCTCCATCTTCAACGTCAATAACGTCGCGGTCGTAAGTGTCGGCTCTGGTGTCTTCACCATTTCATTCCCGCCCGGCACTGCCGATGTTATCGCCGCGCCGGAAGCCAGCGCTTCGGCAATTTCGAGCGGAACCAAATTCCAATTCGATCCAGGTCTGACGAATCTCGGCCAAGCCATCGATGTTGGGTATACAACCTCAATCTTCGGAAACTCCGGAGGCGGTAACATCGCTGTTGCCGGTGACATTGCCGGAGGTGTTCGGCAATGCGTTTGCATCTTCAAAACTCGAAATTCTTATCTCACCGCTCCGTCGATTCCTGTTGTGTTCAGCACAGCGGGTGGGAACAAAATCACTGCGTCCAACATCCCAATAGGTCCGCCCAATGTGATCGCGAGAATCCTCGCCTTCACCGGCGCGGGCGGCGGGTACTTTTTCTGGCTGCCGGAACCGACGATTGTGACAGGCGTCGGGCAAACGAAAACTTACGACGCCACGATCATAAACGATAATTTTACGACCAGCGTCACGCTGGATTTCACCGACGACATTCTGCTCGCCGGGCTTTCCATCGATACTACGGGGTCGAATCTGTTCAACCTCACGGAGCTTGGGAATAGCGTCTGGAACGTTTCGTATGCCAGTCGCTTGATGTTCGGCGGCGAAGATAACAAAATCCAAAATCTCACCAACATGAGTTTTGACGGCGGGTGGGTTTCCTCTTCTTCCACTGTGCCTGCAGGTTGGACTCCTGATCCGACTTTCAACGTCGGCGGCTCTCTCACCGTGAGTCCGATCTTCGGAAACTCATACACGATTACGGGTGACGGTTCGCTGGCTTTCAATGGCATGCTTTCGCAGCCTGCCTATCAAGATTTTTATTTGGTTCCGATTGTCAAAGCCAACAAGTCCTACAGCGCTCGCATCACCTGCCGGAACGCCGGTGCGTCGGCTGGAATCTTGCGCCTGAATTTGATCAGCCCAGCCTTCGGCTCGACCTACGCGGACACCGATATCAACGTCACGTCGATGACGGGCACGATGCAGCAGTTCAACCTGCCCTTCATGCCCACGGCGGTGAATCCCGTTCCGACTGATTTGAAGTTACAACTAATGGCGGCGGGTCTCAACGGCTCGATTGAAATCGACCGCATCGAAATCTATCCCACCGACCAGCCCGTTTTGACGACGGAAATGGCCGCGAGCTATGCGTTCAATCCGGAAAGTTTCGACGGAATTTCCGGAGTGATCGGGCTCGACAGCCAGAACAACCAGCCGGTTTACGGCGCGTTCGTGCAGTACGACATTCTGTATTTCCTGAAAGAGCAGAGCACACTTTCGACCAAGGATACGCCGAGGAGCGAGCCTTCAGGCTGGGCTGTGAAATCGGTGAGCAACAAAATCGGAACGGCTGGGCCGCTGGCTTATGACGTGGGCGAGGAATGGTGTGTTACCGCCTGCCGCAGCGGGCTTTATTTGTTTCACACTCAATTTATCAAGATCAGCCAAGAGCTGTCTTTGCTTTGGGAATACATAAACTGGGATGCACAACAGACGATCTGGGTGAAGGTCGATACCACCAATCGACGCATCATGATCGGCGTGCCTCTGAAAACTCCGAATCCCTGGCTGCCGAACGATCCCGCCGCGACTCCGTTTTCGCCGTCGCACGTTTTGATGTGCAACTTCAAAGAGGTGAACACGGGCGAAGAATTGGGCGCGAAGTCTGCTATCCATGTCAGCTTCAGCGGCTCTCTCGTGTCGTTCGATACCGTTCGCAAATGGTCGATTTGGCACATCGCTTCGCCGGGCGCGGAGTTCATCGCTCGGGAGGACGGCACCAAGGAACTGATGGTGTGCAACGGAACCGGCACCTCCAAAATCTACACGCAAGTTCCGGGGCAATATGACGACGACGGGGTGGGCATCAACTCGCTCTACTGCACTTATCCGTTTACACAACGCGAGGAAGAGAATCAGTCGCCGCTTCTCGGCGCGCATCGCAAACTCTACAACTTCGTCGATCTGTCGATCACCGGAAACGGACGGGCGGTTATTCAAGCGCTGCCGAATATTTTGGTTCCGCGATACCCATACACCGTTCCGGGCGGTGCGCTGCTGACCGTACCTACTGACGAAGATTTCATGAACGGCGGAAACGTCGAGCGACCTTTGAACGTCACGGCAAACCGCTGCTTCCTGCAAACTTCAATGAGTGGAGTAGGAAACTGGTTTCAGCTCTCTAAGGTCGTCATGTCGGCTGTGAAAGATCCGTTTGCGCCAGTCAGAGGTTTATAAATGGCGAACCTCGATTTAGGCCAGACCCTCCAGACCGCCACGACAATCCATCCGCAATTAGGCGAAGCGCTTGGACGCTTGCAAGACGCGGTGAACGAGTTGGGCACGAATGCGGGCGTCCATCCTATCGGCCAGACGCCTCCTCCTCCTCCTCTACAGGGCGTTGCTGTAAAAGTCAGCGGAGAGTTGGTACACATCGCAATCAACCACCAACTCCCCATCAGCAAAGGCATCAAGTATTTCACTGAAGTGGCAAACGAGCCTTCCTTCGCTCGACCGATAGTTTACGACCACGGTGCGAGTCGCACGCCGCCGCCGATCTCCCTCCCGACACTGACGGATGAAGGCGCGCCTCAGAGCTTCTATTTCCGGCATTATGCGCAGTATCCAGGCTCGGACGCCAGTCCAGCTCTGGTGCACGGCGGCAATACGCCCACTCCGGTAACGCTCTCTGGCACCACGCGGATGACGCTTCTACCCTCGACCGGATCAGGCACCGCTTCGCCGACCGGAGGGCAGGGTGGAGAAGGCGCAGGCACCGACCTGTTCCGCCCGCAGACAGGCCCAAAACGGCCTTCCATGAACTGATTAGCCAACCCTTTAGCAGATGGACACTCAGGAACCAACTGCCGTGGTGCGGGATTACCGCCCTGCGGACTTAGCAGCGATCCAGCGGATTCACGAGCAGATGGGCTTGGACTACAGGATGCCCGATCTCGGCGATCCGCTCTTTGTCGTGCGCAAGGTTTTGGAAGTCAACGGCGAGGTTGTCGGGGCGACGGTCGCTCGGGTGGAATTTGAAACTTATCTCTGGCTCGACGGCGGCTTGAGTCCGGCAGAGAAAAACGCAGCCATGCATTTGATGCAACCGGCACTGTTGAAAGATTGCCGCTTGCTCGGCGCAGAGAACTTGGTCTGCTGGGTACCGGAGAACGTGGAGAAGAAATTTGCAAAACGTCTCACCGAACTCGGATGGAAACTCGACCGCGACGGCTGGCGCACTTGGAGCAGGGAAACCTATGAATAAGATTTTCACTTTTGTCCGCTACGCATGGAATGGTCGCGAATACATCGTAGTCGAAAGCGATTCCTACCTTTACGACGGTCCAGTGGCTCTTTGCGACCGCGCTGCGCAGGGTCAAGCGAAGCAGACCTACAACCAATCCACTGACGCGGCGGGCCAAGCTTCGCAGAACGAAGCGCAGGAAAGAGGCTCCCTCATTCCAGGCTTGGAGCGCGAAGCCAACAATCCTCAAGGCTACACGCCGAACGAAGAGAATTCCATGCTCGTCGCCGGAGAGCAAGGTGCCGGTGGAGCGGCGTCTGGTGTTGTCGGCCAGAGCAATCTCGAAGCTGCGCAAACTGGCAACTCAGCCGGTCTCACATCAGGTCTCGACGATGCGATGCGTACCAAAGGTCAGATCCTTTCCCAAAACAGTCTGGGCGTAAAAAATCAGAGTGCCGAACTCGGACAGAAGAAACAGGAATTTGCGCAAGGCGAGTTGGGCAACGTGATGTCCGGCGACCAGCAAGCGAATTTGAAAGCTCTCGGACTTGAAGACGAGAGCACCAACACGGGAGTTGAGGCTGGGAAATCTGGCTGGTTGCAAAACATGAATCAGACGATCACCGCCCTCAGCGGAGCGGGTAAATCAGCGGCGGACATGAAGTCTGCGGGGATGTTCTAAATGGCTGACGCACCTTTCAATCCGGATGAACTCACTGACGAGCAGAGGATGGCTCTCGGCATTTCTTCGCCGATGGTCGCCGATACCACGTCCCATGAAGCCGCGCCAGCGGCGGCTCCCGTCAGCGCAGTAGCGCCGCCTATCGCTCCGGCAGCTCCGACTTCTACGATTGCACCTTCGATGGCCGCTCCTCCGGCTCCGGCTGGAAGCGCCGTTGCGCCTGCAATCGGGTCTACATCAGATTTGGAAAGCAAAGTCGGTCCACGGACTCCACCGGCTGCGGCCACGGCGGGCGATCCGCAAACTGATTTCAAGAAAGCGATGGCGGATGCGAAGAACGCCACGCTGAGCGCCAAGATCGGTTCGCCGGAATACTTTCAGGCGCGTGCGAAAGAGATTGAGCTGAAGCAAGCGAACCCGTGGGGCAGCGCTGGAAACCATCCCGGCCTCGCCGGAAAGATCATGCACGGCTTGGGTGTGGCGGGAAATATTGCGGGCGACATTTTCGCCCCCGGCGTGATGGGTATGACTCCCGGTACGCAAATGCACGACCACGCTGAGTTGCAGCAAGACCTTACGGGCTACAACACCGCACTGGAGACAGAGGATAAGCAGGCGAAGAACAAAGCCGCTCTCAAGTCGCCATGGAAGCCCGCCAGCGGAGAGCAGTTCACGCAATACGACAGCAGCGGCAAGCCGATCAACCAGCTTTATACGAACGAAGACACGAACGAACAGCAATGGCGTCCCGTTCCTTCTCCCGGTGCAACACCTGTTGCAGGAAGCGCAGGCAGTCCTGCTATCGGAGGTGCTCCAAGTACGCCGAGCAGTGGCACGGGCGGCTCGGCTCCTGCTGGAGGATATTTCGGCAACAAGGAAATGCCCAAGTTCGATGAGAAGCCTGTCGGTGCAGACGGGATCGCGCAGTATGGCGGGCAAGTGGAGAACGCTGCGCTTCGCATACCTCCAGGTTACGACGTAGCCAAACCGGAGATCACGGCGTCAGACACCAACGCGAGTGCAAAAGAAAAGCTGAAGGATTATCACACCGCCGTCAACAACGCGATCCTCGCTGATCGCAGCGACAAGGCGCAGGCAGCGAGGGAGACCGCAGCGGAGACGAAAGATCGTCGCACGGAAGATCGCCACGACCGCGCCGTCACGGGCTACGCCGAGAACTCGGACGGCCAGCTTATTCTCACCAACAAATTCGACGCCGCCAACAACAAGCAATCGTTCGAGGAAATCAAGCCAGGAGACGTGAACAAAGACAAGAGCGCGATGCGCCAGTTGAACGACGTGCAGAAAAACGTGAACCTATACACCAAATCGATTCGAGAAGACTTGCCGAAGCTCGTGCCTGGCGACACCGACAAAATGCAGGAAATCATGGCGCTCAACCAGCAAAGCGGCGGTAGCGTGCTCGATGTGGGGGAGAAAGGCATCTCCATCGGCAGCATTCCGGTTCTGGGCGCGAAGCTCACCAAGCAAAACCTGAAGCAGATGACCGACGATCTGGCCGGGCTGTCCGAGGCTGGCCGAAATATGCTCACAGGATATTTGCGGACGGCTGCTGCCGTGCCCGCCTATCAGAAAGCGCTCACCGGCATCGGGCGCTCCAACAAGGAAATGCTGGACCTCGAATTGGCGAACATCCCCCTGCCTTATTACGACGGCAACACCGCCAACAATCGGATGACCGCGTTTCAAGAAAATATGAATCAGGCCCGCAACGGGTTCCCCAGCAACTTGCCGGGCATGAAGCTCACTGCAACGGAAGAATCGGGCAAGGAGGCAGCGGCGGGTGGGAAGCCGCAAGGCACCACGCACGTCGGCACCAGCAGCGTTGACAACAAGCAGTACTACCTCGACAAAGATGGCAACAAATTAGGCCCGGTGGTGAAGTAATGGCTGACCCACAGCAAAAAGAAACGTTCTCGAATGTTCAGCCTGTCGAAACTTTTTCCGACGTGCAGCCCACGGCGGAACAGCAGGCGAAGGATCAGCAGGCGAAAGCGGACATGCCTACCATCTCGGCCACGCCGGGCTTGTGGGATCGCACGAAATCATTCCTTCAGCACCCTTACGAAAACATCAGCACCGGACTGTCCAACGTAGAGACGAAAGTGATGGGCGATCCTACGCATCCGCTGACTCCGCAAACGTCCTATCTCGGCGCTAGACCTCTGACGCAGGGTGTGAGTCCTGCGGCTGCACAAATTGTCGGCGGGCCGATCATGGCACCGATTCACGCCGCTCAAGCAGCCAACGAATTCGCTGGCGGGCACCCGGTCAAAGGCATCAACAAAACCGCGCAAACTGCGAGCGACGTGAGCGCGTTGATCCCCGTCCCTGGCGGGGAGCTTCTTCCACGCGCCATTGCAGCAGTCGGCGGTTCCAAGATCGGCAGCGCGGTCGCAGGAGCGGTTACGGACGATCCTGACTATAAAAATTTGGCCGGAAACATAGGCGGGGCGGTTGGTGCTGGTGCACCGGAGATTGCCAAGACTGCACCTGTTCAGACGGTCGCAGACGCGGGCCTGACTGTAGCTAAAACGATCCGCCACCCCCTTCAAGCAATCGGCAGCGCTATAGAGAAAGGGGCTGAAAATCAGCGTCAGAAAGCCTTCGATGCGCTGCCCACCATGCAAAAGCTTGGAGTCCAAGATTCCAACGTTCTTCGTACTCAAGATGAAGCGGCTGGCAATACGGGAGCGCCTACCACACAGAACCTCGACTACCCAAAGGGCGGCACCATGAGCAAGCTGCCGGATGGCACCAGCCGAATCACGACCGTAGACGGCAAGTCCTTCTCGCTGCCGCCGAACCTCACGGAAGTATTCACGCCGGGGCGAGCGATGCCTCCCAGGATCGGCCCTGAAATCAGCCCGGAAATGCAAGCCTCCCGCTATGCCGACGTGGAAGCACGCGCGCAGGGCGCTGCTCTAAAAGACGTTCCACCACCGACTCCTGTCGCACCGCCGATAGATACCAGCAGCACAACGTTCGCCGGAGAAAAGATCCACCCTGCAGACTCAGTGGAGCCAGCGGAGATCGACAACAAGCCGCAGAGCAGCGCCACGCGGCTGAAGGAAAATCTCAGCACGTCCAACGAGACCAGTTTCGGCGGACGGCAGGAACGTCTGGGTCCGAAAATCGAAGCGGGCGAACAGCCGTTCCAGATGACGGATACCAATCTTCGTGGAACTGCGAAGCGCCTTGGAGCCAGCAACCAGAGCGCGTTCGATCTCAGCGATCCGGCGCACCAGGAAGCCGCCGCCAGCTTGCTCGACATGAAGCAGCCTCGTGCAGCGGAGCTGGCGAACGAAATGAGTTTGAAGGGGCGCTCGAATTGGAAGGCTGACGATTTCAAATGGTCGTCGGCTGACCGCAAAACCAGCGGCTCCCAAATCAATCCTGACAAGGAAGCCCTGTTTGGAGAAATCCTCAAGGGCAGCAAGATGGAAGACGTTCCGGCGAAGGTGAGTCCCACAGCAGGTGGTATTGAACCTCAGCCTGCAACGCCAGAAGAGTACGCGGGCAATCGCAGTCGTTTCCCGAACGCGGCAGATGAGCACACCGATCAGTTCGGCAATCCGACGATCAGCGGCGGTGCACCAAGCACAGCTATTGCGCCGAAGATTTCGGAACCGATTCGGATCGAGGGTGCGAAGGTGTCTCCTGCCGCAGATGTGGCACTGGACGAGGCGACCTCGAACGCTCGTAAAGCGGCACGTGATCGTGCGCAAATGATCAGCCGGGCGGCAGGTCGAGGCTCAGAGATCACCCCTGTGGACTACAACGTTGGACGCGATCTAAAGGAGGGTGAGCAAAGCCGCCCTTTCGCCGACCCGATATCTTCGACGACTTACGGAGCAAACAATAAGCTCGTATCGGTGGATGAAGCCGCGCAAGCGAGCGCCAATTTCCAAAACAAACTATTCCGTTCCCACGCTGGCATTGACCCGACGATGCTCGGAGACGCCGCGAAGTTGGCAGCCCACCATCTGGAAGCCGGGGCGCGGGAACTTGCCCCGACGTTTTATTCCAAGGCTGCGAAAGTGGCGGACGAAAAGATCGGCGGCTCGGGTTCCGGCGATCAGATCCTTTCGACGCTGCGAAATGCAGGAGTAAAAGAAAACGAAATAAAGTGGATGGGACTGGATGATTATCTCTCTGGAAAGCCCAAAGTTTCCAAATCCGATCTGCAACAGTTCATTAAGGACAATCAAATTCAGTTGGAGGAAACCACCAAGGGTGGCTCCCACGCTGAACAGTTGGAGCAGCTTGGGTCACAACGTAATCAGGTGTTTGCGGAGAACAATCGGATTTGGGCCAACAGCTTGCGCCGTGAGCCGTTGAGCACGGAGTTATTTAACGAGATGGCCGAAAAGGGCAATCCGGAATCGGTCATTTCCAGGATGCCTGCCGCACTGCAAGCAGAGGTACGGCGATTCGTAGAGACTGATCAGCAGATTCACAGGTTCGATAAACAAATTGCGGATCTTAGCAAGCAGGCATCAAGAGCAAAGTTTGAAAACTATACGCTGCCCGGCGAGAAATCGAACTACACGGAAATGCTGCTACGGCTGCCCGTTGAGGAATCGGCGCAACGTCTCACACTGAATGGAGCGCGGCAAGCGTACAACGAATTTGTGACTCGCCTGCGGGACCGATTGAACGATCCCGGCGCAAACCCATTTCATGAAATTTCAGCCGAAATGGGTCGTATGACACCGGAGGAACGCAACGAATTTCAACGGTTAGACCATCGCTTGACGACACTACGGGAAGGGGAACGTCCAGGCACTACGCAGACTTTTCGCTCCTCGCATTTCGATGAGCCCAACGTTCTCGCGCACATCCGTTTTAATGACCGCACCGCTGCCGATGGATCAAAAACACTTTTCTTGGAAGAGGTGCAATCGGACTGGCATCAACAAGGGAAAAAATACGGTTACCAATCTGCCGATTCTGCAAAGGCGAACAGAGAGTTTCAGGCGTTTCGTCAAACCCTCGAAGACAAGTACAGTACCCCTGCATTCTGGGGGAAGGTTACTCCAGAGGAGCGCGCAACCTATGGGCAGTTAGTGGATCGTGCAAATGCAGAAACCGCAGATAAGTCAATCCCTAATGCCCCATTCAAATCTGACTGGCATGAACTCGCCATGAAGCGGATGCTGCGCCACGCAGCGGAGAATGACTACGACAAACTCGCATGGACGACCGGAGAGCAGCAAGCCGCAAGGTACGATTTATCAAAGCATGTGAGCCGTCTTGAGTACTTGCCAGACAAGAAGATGCTCCGTGCATTTGATACCAACGGGCATTTCATCTTCGACAAGGAAGTTGAACCTGAAAAAATTGGTGATTACGTTGGCAAGGAACCCGCACGCAAACTGCTGGAATCTGAACTAAAACAAACAGGCGGCGGAAATCCGATCCATTCCATTGAAGGCGACGGCTTGAAGGTCGGCGGTGATTGGGCGAAGGCTCTCTATGACCGTGCCATCCCAAACTTTCTCAACAAATACGGGAAGAAATGGGACGCCAAGGTCGGAGAGACGCAGTTGCCCGATGCTGTCGGACTCAATGAGCACTTCGATTTGACCGAAACGCCGGGTGGTTGGCGGCTGGTGGACAAACGCCAAAATCAGGGGCAGGGCACTTTCGTTGGACCTGTGTTCAAGACTGGTGGAGCGGCAGAAAAATGGTTGTCAGAGCAAGGCTATCTGAACCAAAAAGTTCACTCGCTGGACATCACACCGGCGATGAAGAAATCCGTCTTGAAAGAAGGGCAGCCGATTTCTAAAATCAACCCGCCCTCGATTCAGCCACTCCGATACGACAGTTAACAAAGCAGAGGAAACTATGATGCAAGGAATGCAGATCACGGGCACGAAAATGTTCCTCAAAAGTCGCTTAGATTGGCATAGAGTGTGAGCGCTGGATTTTGTTTACCCTTCGGAACGCTTCTTTGAGTTCGGGAGAGCTGGTAGTAAGCGCAGGGTTTGCCATGAGAGACTGAATCACTTCGCGAATTGCGTGCAAGTACCAGCCTTCTTTATCATCTAAATCGACTCGCTTCATAAAAAGAATAAATTCTTCCATTAGAATCCTGTGGGTATCGCCGCGCGCGATGAACGCGGCTTCTTCGAGAGCATCCCGTAACGATTCTTTACCTAGGCGCACAACAAATCTTCGCTCAAAGGCCCATTCAATCGCAGGGATCACTATTTCGCGGTAGTCTATCTCTGGCAGGAATATCCCGCGCGTAAGCATCAGTTGCATAAATCGCTCAGAAGCAAATTCCAGCGTTTCCTTATCCGAATAAACTACGTCGTTGATCTTGGCGAGTAACAAATCGCGTTGACCAGCAGGCAAATTCATCACTTCGCCAGCCGTGAGTGATTCGATCTGAAAGGCGATTTCATGGAGCTGTCCGTGTGTAAGGAGTTCTGACAGCGGACGAGTGGGAACTTGCAATGCGCCTGAAAGCAGAGAATTGAATGTCCTCACGGATTCGATACGACGCACTTTATCGTCGATGCAACTGTTGATCAGATCGTCGATAGCAGGCGGAATGGTTTCGTTTGCAGTTGAAAGAGGCTCGTAAACTCCGTGGCGCATCGAATGGCCTGCAAGAGCCTCATAGAGAGTCACGCCCAAGGAATAAACGTCTGTCCGTTCGTCTACTGCTTCGCCTGCATGTTGCTCAGGAGACATGTATCCGGGAGTTCCAACGACGAATCCGGATTTCGTCAACTTTCTGCCATCTTCAGCCGAAATAGCAATTCCAAAATCAACTAGATAGGCAGACTCCTTGTTGGGGGTGATGATTATGTTTTCTGGCTTTACATCCCGGTGGATGATGGCGAGTTTGTGAGCATAGTCCAGCGCTGAAGCGAGTTGATGAAACCAAAGACGGGCTTGATTTATTGGAACTGGACCAGAATCGCTAATGATTTGCCGGAGTGTTACGCCTTCAATGAACTGAAAGATAATTAGAAACTTTCCATCATTGAAATCCACGTCGTAAATTGCGGGAATGTTCGGATGGGACATCTTGGCAAGCGTTCTAGCCTCTCGCCTAAATCTTTCCCGGTCCGGTTCGCTAGATTGGTCCAGCAGCGGACTAAGGACTTTTACCGCAATGTCCCTGTCAAGAGTATTGTCTTTGCCATGGATGACTTTGGCAAAGCCGCCAGCACCATGAATCTCTGTCTGGAAACTAAATCGTTCCGCCATGTCCTAACCTCAATACGTTTTAGGGGGATCTGGAACCGACCAGACTCGGTAGCTCCGACGAACCATTAGACCACCTCATAGATGGGATGTCCAGATTCAGGGTGACGCGCATCGGTAGCTTCACTACTTCCTTAACGGTTGGCAGTGGAGATGAACATCGATTTCACATTGGGGTCGTTGAGGTCGAGCGCAAACTGCCCGACAATTGGTGGGTCGCTCACTGTCACGTCTTCGGTTTTGCGGCTGGCACGAGGGTTCTTCCCGGCACCGATAGGATTCGCCCCATCCAACAACCCAACCAGAACTGCCCCCAGCGCCAAACTCTCCGGCGACATCCCTACCGCCGCTTCCGTGCCGTCTAGATTTTCCCCGCTTAGCAAATGCGCCGTCTGGTTCATCTTCCGGCGCATGTCTGCCCGATGGAGTTCGTAGCGATCCGCCACCTCTACGAAAGACTTGCATTGCATGTAGTCGTAAAAAATGACGCTCATTTGCGCGACCACTGTTTCCGTCTCCGCATTGAATCGGGTCTTGATCAGTTGGCTTTCGAGGCCCGCCGCCTCCAACACACTCTGGATTTGCTGTTGAGAGATTTTCTCGCCGAATACCAAGGCTGCGCAGAACGTTTTCGTGGCTCTCCGCAACAGGTAGCTAAGGATGGTTTGCGTGGATTTCCAGATCGGAGCCAGCCGGGTCTGCGTGGCGGCGAGGACGTAGTACGAAATCAACTGTTCCTGTTCGATGGGGGAAAGATGGCGCAGCAGTTTGAAGAAACCCTCCGGCTGCTGGTCACTGTAAATCAGGAGATCGGCCTGTTGCTGCGAGCTGTCGCTTTCGATGCTGATTAAAGTTTCGCCCTTGAGCGATTCCTCTTCGGTGAGGGTTGCGCTGTGTTTGGCTACGATGGCGTCCCAATAGCCGTTCGGGTTGTCGCCGCCTGCATTCCATTGACTCATACCCTCTAATACGCAGTAACCTGGGGTTGCGTCTGGGAATTGAAGGAGCTACTTAGTGCGTGATCCTACAGCGTGAGATAATTCCCGCCGTGCCCAGTAAACCTTCCTCGCTTCTCGATACCCGTGTCATCTATTGCGGCGACAATCTGGAGCAGTTGAAGAAACTGCCGGATGCCTGCGTTGACCTGATTTACATCGACCCGCCGTTTAACTCCAACCGCAACTACGAAGTGTTCTGGGGCGAGACGAAAGAGAAACGCTCATTCGAGGACCGTCACGAATCCACACAAGCCTATATCGAATTCATGCGACCGCGTTGCGTAGAACTGGCGCGGGTGCTTAAGGAAACGGGCAGCTTTTACTATCACTGCGACTGGCACGCCAGCCACTACGTCAAAGTGATGCTTGACCAGATTTTCGGGGAGAACAACTTCCAGAATGAGATCATCTGGAAACGAACCAGTGCGCGAAGCGATTCCAAGAGATACAACACAATCCACGACACGATATTTTTCTGTACGAAGGGCGAAGACTACGTTTGGAACAAGCAATACGAGCCTTACGACCCGCACTACATCGAGGAGTTCTACACGCACGTTGATCCTGACGGCAGACGGTGGAAACGCGGCGATTTGACCAGCCCTAATCCACGTCCTCGCATGATGTACGAGTTTAAGGGCTATCCGTCGCCAGCGAAGGGCTGGCGCTTCACGAAGGCTCGGCTAGAGGCGTTAGATCAGGCAGGAAAAATTCACTATCCAAAAGACCCAAACGGTGTCCCGCGCTTCAAGTCCTATCTTGACGAAATGCCGGGAGTTCCGCTCCAGACGGTATGGACAGACATAAGGCCGCTTCATAACCTAGCAGCCGAGCGCTTAGGTTATCCGACCCAGAAGCCGCTCCAGTTGCTCGAACGCATTATCAAGTCCAGCAGCAATGAGAACGATATCGTGCTTGACGCATTTTGCGGGTGTGGCACGGCGTTGGTCGCTAGTCAAAATCTTGGCCGCCAGTGGATCGGAATAGATATTTCCCCCACTTCATGCCGTGTCATGGCAAAGCGACTGCGGGACGTATGCCGATTACCGGAAGATGAAAAGTTGTGGCGCGTTGGGCGCGGCTTCGTTGTGCGTGATCTGCCGTGGAGTGAGAAACAACTCAGAGTCATCCCGCCGTTCGAGTTTGAGAACTGGGCAGTGATCGCGCTGGGCGGAATCCCGAACAAGGCGCAAGTCGGAGACATGGGTATAGACGGGCGCATCTACCCGGTATCGTCCATGCCCGCCAAGAGCGGAAAGCGAGCCGGGGAACTTGATTTTATGGATACCTGGTATCCGATTCAGGTGAAGCAAAAAGACAAAGCAGGCAGGCCGGATATTGATATGTTCGAGGCCGCGATGATGCGCGAGGATCGCCCGAAAGGATTTTTTGTGTCGTTCGAGTTTTCCTCCGATGCCCTGCGGGAAGTGGATGCTTTCTTTCGCCGGGAGCACCGCATCATCATCCCACTGACCGTGCGGGAAATCCTAGAGGAGACTATCGCCCAGAAGCTAGCATAAGGAGGAAACCAGAATGAATGATCCGCTATATTGGTATTTGAAGTGCAAAGTCTGTTCGCACTTCCACGTCGGGCCAGAGGTCAAGATTGTTCCGTTCGGTACATACGCCCCAAGTGACCGGGTAGAAAGGTGCCCGAACAATCCTGAGAAGAGCGCCGCTTATACGCAGAGTGATTGGCGACAGATGACCTTAGCTCAGTGGCAAAACGAAGAAAGAAAAAGCACCCCCGAGTGAGTGAGAAAAAAACCAATGCCGACACTACAGGCTTTCTGCAATACCTGCCAAAAGATTGTCTCCGCTCACACAGTTCTAAACGATCAAGACACACTGTCAGCGCTGAAACTAAATGGTGACGTGAAGATCGTTCATCTAGCCAGGTTTTCGGATGGCACAGGTGCCGACCACGTTTGGAGTCTGAGCGGTTCCGAAAGGGAAAGACTGCGCTCTCAAATGAGCGGCGGGTCAAAATAGGACGTACACAGGCTGTAGAATGTTTGTATGACAAGGAAGCAACTGCGCGACCTGTTACCCAAAGCGGGGCTCTTTCTTCGCACATACCAGCAGTGGCTTGCGTTTTTTTCCGCTGTGCTGCTCATAGTGCTCGCGCCATCAGTGGCGGATTCCGTTCATCTCCATGTGGAATCACATTCCGGCGAATCGACGGTCGCTAATTCGCTGTCTATATCGGGGAATTCCACAGCGTCCGTTACCCGGTCATTTCTCGTACCTTTTGAGAGCCTTTGATCTATGTCGGAGAAACTAATTCAGCGGTACAGCGGACAAGGGAAACTTATATTTGAGAACAATGAAGCCGAAGCCGTCAGCTATTTGATTGAGGAATTCCAGGGATATGACAGAGAATTTCCAACCTATCTGGACAGGCGCGGGCGCGTATCGCACGCAGAAGGGCATCCGGATTGGCACCCGATCACGGCTCTTCACTCAGGGCCTCTTACTCTCGTGATGAGCGATGGGCGCAAATTGAAAGTGTTTTTGGAGGACCTGAAAGGCTCTTTTCGAGCAATGGGCGACTTCTTCTGACCCCCTAATACGCAGTAACCTGGCGGGTGAGTAACTTTCGTGCGAACGATTTATGTCGCAAGAACCGACCGTTGGGTTATTATGGGTTAGGAGGAAATGCAATGAAAGGAATCACAGGAACGACAACGGCAGTAAACAACCTGACGGAGTTGAAGGCAGAGGTAAAGAGCTTCGTCAAAGACGTGATCGAGCCGGTGCCGGGGTCGGTACTGACGCTGCGGTTGCAAACGCCGGAGATGCTAGCTGCAGCCACGCTCGGCTCCCGCACCAGTCATGCCAAGGCTGCCGCCGCAAGGCGCAACGGTCGCAGGGGTGGACGCCCGAAAGGTGGCAAATGATGGGGATAGTTTTCGCATTCGGTTTTCTCAGCATTTTCTTTACCGTGGCGGCAGTCGTGGTTTCCTACATCATCATCGCTACGTTCATCGGTCTAGCGATTGTAGCGGTGGAGAAAAAACCCCTGACATCAAAGTCCGTATTGGCGTTGGGGAAAGAGCGTCTAGCACGACCGGAAATGACCCTTAAACCTTTTGATGGGACCCGGTGATAGGGGGGTAAGGCGCAGGGATCAAATTTATTTGGCGGCTCCGAAGCCGAAAAGGAATTACGGCGTATGAACGCTTAAGGCATTTATAACTCTCGCGATTCCGTTAACGACGGTAATCCGTTCCCTTGATCATCCAACGTCAGAAGCACTCGGTATAAGACCTCGCGTTCCGTAAGAAGTTGGATTTCGACACTGCCGACGCGCAAGCTAATGTCGTAGTCTTGATAGGCTGCAACTTTACGCCCCCTGCCCCTTATTCGTGCATCGACAAGTTGCACGGATCGTCCACGCAGTTTGCCCTTGACGAGCGTAAAGAGCAGCAGATACTTGGGTGTGTTTACTTGTAGAGTCTCATGCTTTTTGCCATTTCCCGGAATCCAAGCGACATCAGTTAGGTCTAGAATTTCAAGGCCATCGGGGTTCCGAAAGACGGCACGAGCCTTGACGGTCGGAATGCGAAGGTCTGCGCTGTCCGGTAGCGCTTCGTTTTCAAATACAGCAGCAGCGAACGTTGACTTGATAAAAGGATAAGTGTTCGCTGGGTTGACCCCCCACTTCACGCCTTTGCAGTGGATATTACAGCGCGGTTCATTTTTCTTTTCTGGCGCTGGCTCGGGCGCAGCGGCACTCGCAGAACTGTTGCCTACGGAGATGTTGAACTGCGGATTGATCTCAGTATGTGGTGCGAATTCCTGTTTATTCTCCTGATTGACCGAAAAGGGAGCAGCGGAAACCGCCTCAGGTTTCTTCGCAAAAAACCAGGTTAAAAGAAACCCAACGACTCCAGCACCACCGATTACAAGAGCAGGAATGAAGTGGTGCTCTGTGAACCAGTACGCGATTGCAGCCGCAATCAAACTGCTTGATACCCCCATGCCTAAATTCCGCAGCATTACCGCGTCCCCTTTCCCCTAACTCCATCTAAGCTGGGCCGATGTACTGCACGCGCCAAGGGTGTGGGAGCGTAGGTCGTTGCCCGACATAAATAAAGGCCGCATTCGGAGATGAGCGCTTTTGGACTTGCGGATTACTGCAAATCCTTCTCTGCCTCGACCAAAAATTGAATGGCGGATGCCGTCAAGTGTAAGGCATAAGCTGCATAATGTGGGGGCACAGTTATGACCTCCGGGCCTTGCCCATGGCCGCCCTTCTTGTTTCTCAAGGTCGGCACTCCGCTTTCGAGTGTGCTCTGAAGAGCCGAGTAGTGGGACTGCAGAAAACCGGGAAGCAGTCCATTCTTGAAACAGATTTCAATCAGCGTTTTAGCTGTGTCTGTTGGTTGGAATGTCCAGCGACGCTTTGTGCAAATCGTCTTCAGAGTGCTCTCTAACGCGTTCAACGAATCGGCAAGACAATCCTTGATCTCTCCCTTGCGATAGTGTTCGTGCGCTCTCAGGAACTCATCATTGGCACCCCGATAGAGTTTGTCCTGCAGAAGGTCCATTGCTGGTTTGACAACTTGAGCATGCAGGAATTGGGAGTCGTATCGGACGATTTTGCCAGAGACGTACTGATACCCTACCCCGTGTTGTAAAAACCGGTGGTTCAAGTCTGCGACTGCTTGATGTGGCCGGAGCTTTGTACGCGCGGACCCGCTGTAGCGGCCATTATTTTCGACTGCCTTCTTCATCACCCGCAACGAAAACTCTATTGCGTCAAGCCAATACTCAACGCGCGATTCCTGGAGGAAGAAGTTGCCTAGAATCTCTCCTCCGTCGTCTCCGGGCGCGAGTATCTGCCTGCCGAAGTGCCTTACCAGTTGCTCAATGATTTCCCGATAGGCATCGTCTGCGGCTGTGACGTAACCTTCGTCGGTATAAGGCTTGCCTAAGCCGTCAAGCACAATAAGCATCGCTTGAACCCGCAGTTCCTTGGGGATCGCGTCGTACACGAAAACGTCCGGTGCTTCACCGCGCTCCTTTTTGCGCCGAGTCGAAAATAGATCAAGAATTGGCATTGTGTGTTCTTATTTTAAACCAGAGCGGCATAGGAGACGACTGCGACGAAAAGGCGGTCGTTTCAAAAGGCTGGCTAAATTCTTGGCTAAAAAAAGTGCCTTTCGAACGGGATATTGACTATTCCAATAAGGATGGCAAAATGGCGGGCTCCGCATGTATACTGATGATAACGCAGCCGGAAACCCGCATAGCCAGAGGGCTTCGAAATAAGTACCTCTCCCCCCGAAGGCAAGCAACTTCCCCGTTACCCTCCCCAGCTACCTGTACTAAGATGCAAAAGTATCGCATCGTGAAGGGCGCTAGATCGACCATGCGCACTCCCCGGTAGG